TAATCGGGAGGACTGAGGCAGGCACAGCAGCTAATCTTGGTCAATTGGTATCTGCAAGTGTTTCCGGCGCAACTCACAAAACCTGGTCAACAGCAACTTTTGAGGTTCGGAAGTCACATAAGAAAATGGATAATGTTAAAGTAAAAATTGATGAAAAATTCACGGTGGGTGGCGAAAAAGCTCGTTATCCATGTGATAATAATTTATCACCAAAAGAACGTTGCAATTGCAGATGCACACTTTTTTATTCAATAGAGGATTAAACATGAAATTAGAATACAGAAATAGGTCTGACTATCAAAGTCCCCTGAAGTTGATAAGAAAGACAACCGAAGAGGGTATTGTAGAGGGTTATTTAACGGCCTGGGATACGATAGACAGTTATAAGACATCGTTCCAACGTGGCTGTTTTAAACGAACTTTCGAAGAACGTGGACATAAGATAAGACTCGTGTGGAATCATGAGAGGCTTGCTGGGAAAGTGCTCGAATGCCGGGAAGATGACTACGGGCCATTTGTCAGAGTGCAGTTTAATCTTGATACGCAGATAGGGAAAGAGTCCTTTGCCCATGTGCGCGCCGGGGATATTGATTCTTTCTCCTTTGGGTTTATGGTTATTGATGACGCTTTTATTAACAAAGTAAGGACTTTCACGGAAGTCAAAGTCATGGAGTGCGGCCCGGTAGTTTTTGAAGCAAATGAAGCAGCAAAAATAACAGATGCCAGGGCAGAGGATTTTGATGAAACCGTGGCAAAAAATGAAGTTTGTGGCCGTGGTTGGAAATTAATAAATGCTATGGAGCAGACGATTGATGATATTTTTTGGGATTATGATAACACGCAAGATGAAGTAATGTCGAAAGTCGACATGGCAATATCAGATTTTCATGGAACATATATGGCCTGGCTATCAGAATATTACGATAAATTTAAGAGGTCAGCAGATCTAACAAAACCAGGAAATCTCATCCAAGAAGCCATAAAAAGCACTGGTGATCTGGAGAATGTTACACGTGAAACATCTCTCACAGACGCAGATTTGGACAGGCTGAAAGATGGGAAATTATTAACAATAGACAAGAGATCAAAAGTGCTGGAACTTCCAAAAACCATTCAGGAGGCGCACCAGGCACAGCGAAGAAACATCGTTGAAGCTCTTTGTACAGAGATTAGAGAAATGGGATTTAATAAAGCAGAACAACAGAGATTTTCCGCACTTTTGGGCCTTGCTCAAGGAGAGGAATTTGATATTAGTGTTGCTTTTGATTCCATTGATATTTTAAGCAAATCAATTAAGTAGGAGTTTTAATTATGTCAGATACAGAACAGTTAAAAAAGCTTCAGGGAAAAACCGCAAATCTTTTTGAGGAACTAAAGACTCGTAATGATAAGAAAATCCTGGAGGCAGAAACGCGAGGTGGCGAAGCTACTGCCGAAGTAACCGCCGCTGTGGAAAAAGTGAATGCAGATATCACAGAAATACGGAAAATTACCGTTGATCTTGAAAAACGTCTGAACCGCCCAAAAATTGATACCAATGGGAAAGAAATAAATGAACTCTCCCCGGAACAAGAATTCAGACAGAATGCGTTTGTTAAATTTATTCGGAACGGCGCAGATGGAATGGAAGTTGAAGAGAAAAGAGCCCTTGCCGGGACTGCCGACAACGACGGCGGGATTTTTATTCCACCTACATTTGAAAAGGGCATTATTATGAATGCCTATAATCAGGCAGAGATCAGGCCATTATGTCAGGTCGGTAAAACAGGTAGAGACACAGCTATATTCGGATCATTATCAAAACCTGTGGTTGCCTGGGGCAGGAAAAGTATTGCCGTATCGACGCAAGATCTTGAAACAGGCGGAAAGAGGATGGAAATTTTTTGGACGACGGGATTAACCACGATCAGCATTGATACTCTGGATGATGCAGAGGCAAATATTATATCGGAAATGATTGATGGTTTTGGCAGTGCAATCGCTGAAGCGGAGGACGATGCTTTCGCAGTTGGTGCCGGGGATGATTCTCCTTCTGGTATTGCTTCAGATGCAACCGTTCAGGCCAATTATTCTGCGTCTGGTATTTCCGACGCCCTTTATGATGCGTCAAATAACGGTATCGACTGCATGATAGATGCACAGTACAAGATTCAAAAAAAATATCGCAAAAAGGCTTCATGGGCAATGAATTCATCCTCCGAGGGTGCAGTCAGAAAGCTAAAAGATGGTACTGGCCGTTACTACTGGCAACCATCCTTACAGATAGGGACACCCCCAACATTTGATGGAAAAAGAATAATCAATCCGGAGGGAATGGCAGACATTGCGGCGAATGCCATCGCCATGATTTTTGGTGATTTTAGTTATTACAAAATTCGTGATAGGAAAGGGATGTCAGTACAGAGGCTGGTTGAGAAATACGCAGAATACGGAGAAATTGGATTCCTGATTCGTAAACGAGTTGGTGGAATGCTGATCCTCCCGGAAGCCTTTTCATGCGTAAAGATTGCTGCATCTTAATAAAGATTGCTGTATCTTAATTTTTAAAAATGCCTGGGTGAAATCCCCAGGTTGATGAGGTAAAAATATGAAGAAATTTTTTGATAAGGCTTGGATGGTGGCATTATTTGTTTTTGTCCTTTCAGGCATTGGAATGGCTGCTTACAACTCACCATGTGTGAAAACACAGACCCTGTATCTTAATGATGTTTTAGTCACATCAACTGCATCGGAATTGAACATTCTTGACGGTGCAACAGCAATTGTTTCAGAAATTAATTCCCTTGATTTTGGCACAAAAGTAACCATGGGGATTGATTTTAATGGTGATCTGCTCGACGGTACAACAGAACTTCTTTTAGGGGCAGGAAGCGGATCCGGAAACGCGGTTGCTCTTGCAGCCGGAGAAGGTGGAAACGTAAGCATAACCACTTCAAGCGCTCACGCTTCAACAGCCGCTGACGGATCCGGGATAGGTGGGTCGAACCTAAATTGGAGAGCTGACAGCGGTGGATTGGTAGCAGAATGCATGCTTCAAATTGACGACATAACTGACGTCATGATTTTTTTTGGCTTTACTGATGTTATAGCCTCTACCGTGGAAGCTCCATTATTCCTAAATGCAGGTGATTTTGATTCAGACGCGGATAATGCATGTGGAATTGTTTATGACACGGATGGAACAACCGAGGAATGGTGTCATGGCGGAGTAAAAGCCACTACTGATACCGTGCCGGCTTTTTCCGGGACTGCTCCCGTAAATGGGACTGATGTCACGCTTAGGGTTGAGGTAAGTGTTGCCGGGGCAGTAACCGGATATATAAACGGCGTTGCGATTGGCACAGAGGTTGCAGACGCAGTTACCGCAACAACTCCTCTTCTCCCGATTTTATTTGTAACAAATCGTGGGGCCGTTACACGCATAGTTCTTGCAGATTACATTTTTGTGCAGGCAAACAGACGATAACTAAAATTTTAACCTTTATATAAGGAATTTTTAAAATGAGACAAGACATTGGATCACATTATAAGGTTGACGACGTATTGGATGCTCAGACACGAGGAGCAGCAACAAACAATTCTACAAGTATAGACCATGCTGAGGGTGCATGCGGGGCTTTTTTCCTTTCATGCGGAATTTTTGCCGGGACTTCTCTCGTTATGACTCTACAGCATTCAGATGATGACGCGAGCTCAGACGCTTACATCGATGAGGTGACAGGGGCGGGGAATGACGTGTCGGTCACACTTGATGCAGCAGGTTCCGGCCAGATCAATGTGCCGAATCCTCGTGAACGTTACAGCAGGGTTGAGGTTGTCGGTGATGGTGAGTGCGAGTACAGCGTTACCAGTATTATCGGGCCGTTGAGAACTTTAAACGCACAATAAAAAGATAATATAAAGCAGATATAAAAATGGTGTGGGTGAAAGTCCACGCCATTATTAAAAGAAGGTCTGATATGAAAAAAATAAAGATGAAGCTTGACAAGAAAGGATCTCCTGATGGTGTTAATGTAAAACAGTTTAAAAAAAATAAAACGTATCAGATGCCGGACAGTTTAGCGAAAGTTTTTATTAAAGAAAAATGGGGGAAAGAATCCCTCCCAGAAAAGATAATTACCCCGGAGACACTTGAAAAAGTTGAAATGCTTACTCCAGAAACAATAGAGAAACCGAAAAGAATAAGTAGAAGGAATAAAAAATGAGTTTTGAACTGGTATCATATGCAGATTTAAAAAATCTTTTGGGCTTAACCAAGGCAGCTATCGGGGATTATCCTGCCATGGGTGTCCTTGTTACCAGTGTACAGTATGCCATAGAGGAGGAGTTGGGCAGGCTGCTTGAGAACGATGACCGAACAGCAACTATTTATGTTGATAGTATTCCAACACAAATGATCTATTTGCCTGCAATCCCTATTGTGTCGGTTACCTCTGTTACAATAACACAGGCACAAACGGACACGGTTTACGCGGCAACTGACTATGATTTAATGGATTACGGGATAAAATTATATTCAAAATTGCAGCATGCAAAAATAGTTGTTGTGTATAACGGTGGACTTGAAAGTGCTGATGTGCCAACGTCGATAAACCGGGCAGCATTAATGCAGACAGCATACGAATGGCAGGCAAAAGACCAGATTGGTGCTGAATCCGTCTCGACTGAAGGTGGGTTTGTTAAACGTCCAGAACTTGGATTATTGAAAGAGGTAAAACGAATGCTGAGTAGTCAAAAACATCCATTGAGGATTAGATAATGTCAAGCGTGACAACCATAAATCTTAGAGAAACCGTACAGTTTTTAGAGGCTATACCTGCCAACACTTTTAAAACTGCAAAAAGAGAAATTGCAAAGTCTTTACTGGCAGCTGACGAAGACATTAAAACCAATACTGACTTAATGCGGAGAACTGGACAACTCTTTGATTCGATCCAAACAAGAGTAGAAGGTACCAATTTACAGAATCTTGAAGCATCTATTTATACTGATTCTGTGTATGCTCCTGTCCATGAACACGGTGCAAACATACGGGCAATTGATAAATATATGAGGGTACCAGGTGGACCGTATTTAAACATTCCGACCGATGGGAATAAAACTTCCGCCGGGGTGACACGATTACAAGCGCGAGAAGTTTTCAATATGGGAGGCAGTGTGGTTAAATTTAGATCTGGAAAATATGGAGTTATGTTAAATGGAGATGTTAAATTCACCTTACACAAGCAGGTAACGATACCGCCAAGGTTGCATATGGTGCAGAGTGCTGAAGATCAAATTCCGACAATGTTGTCCAGGATAACAGATCAGATAGGAGAAGGATAAAATGACAGCCCCAGCAGTAACGAGCATTCTTGATTTGATTGCAGCCAGGCTTGCCTTAATTACTACCACAAATGAATATAATTATACTATAACGAACATTGAACGGGCGAAGCTTACACCCTTTAAATCCGAGGATCTGCCTGCTATAAATTACTGGAGTACCGGGCTGGAGAATACACGCAAATCTTATACAAAAGATGAGAGGTCGATCCCTTTTTACATCGAGGCGCATACAAAGACTCATGATGAGGTATTCACCGATGTTGCTAGCAAACTGGCCGCTGATATTATAACAGCAATTAACAGGAAAACGACGTCTCCGAAGGTGTCGGATACAATCAACCCGGATCTGGACGGTAAAGTTTCGGATATTCTTTTCAATGGATATGATCATGAGATTGGCGGAGGCCAAAAACCATGGTGCGGGGTTCTAATCAGTTTCACAATAAAATATAAAGCATCAACTTTTAATATGACAGATTACGAATAGGAGAGGTGAAAAATGGCAACAGCAAAGATTGCAAAATTAGAACGTGAATCAGCTCGTACTTTTTTTGATTATACGGCGGGAATTGATTCTGGGGATCAAAAAATTTATACCGTTTCAGGTAAAACAATTTTTTCAGATAAAGACGGCTATGAACTTAATGTTAGACCAGATGGAGTGGTAACTGGTCGAAACCTACTTACACCCGGTACGGCAGTAGATACCGTTGACCTTGCTGGTTTTACTGCGTATTTAGTTGGAGTTTTAAAAACGATACCTGCCGAATCAGCATTAGCTATGGCATCCGGGGCGGTGAGACCAGCAAGCGATGTTGCAAAAATAAGTTCAGTACAACTTGCATCTGATGGCACAACAGTTGAAGTGGTTCCAGGAACAGACGCAGCATCCGGCACTGTATTCTCAGAGACCAGGGGCGGAGCAGGTGGCCCTCCATTTGTGGTTGTCGGGAGTATTGAAGTGGGCCAAATAAGACTCACTACTTCTGCCGCCGCTGTTATTACCGCCGCTGAGATTTTCCAAACTGACGGAGATCACGTGGAACGTTTTGATATGCCTGCTTGGGTCGTTTCGAATCTTGGCGATGGCAATAAGGCTGACGCTGTAGCACAAAAAAACGCTTACATAGAGTTAGGTACAGCACAAAGTGTTGGAGTTCATACAGGGGATGCTTTCAAACCTATTTACGTATCAGGATACACTCCTTCGTTCACTGAAATCGGAAACTCTGTGGACTTTAAACCAGCGCAGAACAGCCATTCTACGTCCTCAAAACAGGTTTATAATAATACCCTTGGTAGTGTATCAAGTTCTTTGGGTCAAGCCAGTTTTACGGCGGACGGGCTAAACGATGGCATAACAGATGCGCTTATTGCCGATGAAGATGAAATTCTTGTTTTCAGATTTTACCCAAACCGAAATAAAACCCCGTATTCTCTAACCCAGGGCACCCTTGGCATGGTTACAACATACCCTGTTGCAGAAGACATATCAGTAGCAAGCACTATTGCAGCACCTAAAAAGACTGTCCTTTTTAGTTCATAATTTTCTCCCTGTGTGGCTACTGGGATACCAGGAAAAGGTGATTGCTCCGGCACCCTGCCACATAAACTTTTTGGAGTGATAAAACAGGAGCGAACAGATGTCTTTTGATATTGAAAAATTCGATGCAGCACAGGTAACGATTGTCACTAAAAAGATTCCAGTACCAGAGTTAAAAGCTTTTTTCGGAGAGGATGAAAAGGCAGAATGGGAAGTAAGAGGCATGACCGGGACTGAACTTTTCATTGCGAATGAGGCCGCAAGCGTTGCAAGCAAGACAAAAGTTATAATTGAAGCGATTGCAAGCGGGACGGACGCAGGCCTGAAAAAAGGGTTAAATACCTTCCTAAACAAGAATGATCAGATGACACCTGAAGAACTTGTCAGAAGGCATAAAATGCTTGAACTTGCGTCAATCCCTCCATGCTCTGAAAACGTATGCGTAAAACTTGCACACAATAAACCGACAACTTTCACCAAAATTACAAATGAGATAATCAAATTAACGGGAGATGGTGCAGATTTGGGGGAATAGATAGGCTATACGGAGATAATTTGATTCAAAACACAATGTCACTGTGTGATAAATCAGGACAATTTTTGTTTCAAATAATGCCAGACAAATTTCCATATGGCCGGTTATCACAGATAGAAATGGAACTGTGGAACAGATATTATACCGAACAAAACGAGCGGAGAAAGAGGAAAAATGGCTGATCTAAAAAAGACAATTGAGATTATCTTTGCCGGTACGGATTCTGTTTCAAGAACGCTGAACACTATGAGCGGGAATGTTACAGATTTTGGCAATGATATGAAAGACATTGGTCAACCGTTCGCAGATGCAACGAAGCTCGTAGCACTTCTTGACGCAGCTATTGTCGGTCTTGCCATTGCAGGGGTTACAGCCTCAGCGGGGATTGAGAAAGAAACAAGTAAGATGGTCAACAGCCTTGGGTTATTGCCTGATGAGGCTGAAAAGTTTAAAGAGGTTGCACTTGATGTATACAAGTCCGGATACGGCGAAGACATGGCAGCATCCTTTGAAGCTGTTATTCTTGCTCAAAAAAAGCTCGGTGACAGTGCTGAAATAGATATCGGAAAGGTCACTGAACAAGCTCTTAAAATTCAAAAAACATTTGATGTGGACGTGAACGAATCCTTGTCAGGCGTAAAAAACTTAATGACGAATTTTGGATTATCCTCAGAAGAGGCTTTTAATTTTATTGAAAAAGGTATGCGAGACGGGCTTAATGGCTCTGGTGATTTCATTGAATCAATAAACGAGTACTCCGGTGAGTTTGTTGAGGCTAAAGCCAGTGCAGGGCAACTTTATTCTGTCCTTGCAACTGGTTTCAAAGAAGGGATCTTTGGAACAGATAGAGCCGCAGATCTGTTCGTGGAATTTAGAAAAAGAATTCAGGATGATTCTAAACTAACTAATGATTCTTTGAAATCAATCGGTATTGACAATGAAGCGTTTAGCAAAAATATGGCATCAGGGGAGCTGACTGCCACTGAAGCGTTTAACCTCGTGCAAGAAAAAATGAAAGAGACAAAAGATAAGACAGTCCAATTTAATGCTGGTGTTGGCTTGATGGGCACTCAGTTTGAAACCTTCGGCACAACTTCTTATTTAGCGATCAGTACAACACAAACAAAAATTGAAGATTTGTCAGGGGCCATGGCAAAAATAGAAACAAAAACTTTTGAAGAAAAATTCACTTCAGCATTGCGAACAATAACAACTGAATTTGGAAAGATGAAATCGTGGGAGGATGCTAAGCTTGTAATAGGAGATGTATTCACAGACATAGCAAGCTCTTTTGAAATTGCACTAAAAAACATTAAGCTATCAGGCCTTGAGGAAAAAGTAAAGGAGGTGTGGGATAAGATTGTCAACCTTTTTGTAGAAAATGATCTTGACCTAACAACTGTTGAGGGCATGAAAACTGCAG